GACAAATCTGCTACTTATTGCTAGACAGAACGGCAAAACCCATCTAGCGCGTATGCTCATCCTTGCCCACCTCATCAAGTGGGACTCACGCAATGTTCTGATCATGTCTTCTAATCGAAGCATGGCTTTGGACACCTTTAGACAAGTCGCTCAAGTATTGGAGAACAATGACCACCTCAAAGGCTTCGTCAAGCAGATCAGGTACGCCAACGGCACAGAGTCTATTGAGATGCTGGACGGAAGAAGGCTGGACGTTGTTGCGGCTACTCGAGACGGATCTCGCGGACGCACTGCAGACTTCCTCTTCATTGACGAACTCCGAGAGATTAACGAAGAAGGATTTAGAGCTGCTATCCCTACAACTAGAGCGCGTCCAAACGCTCAAACGCTTCTTACCTCAAATGCAGGAGACGCTTTCTCGGTAGTACTAAATGGCATGAGAGAAAGGGCGTTAGAGAACCCGCCTAAGAGCTTTGGATTCTATGAGTACTCTGCTCCCCAATATTGCAAGATTACGGATCGTGTTGGTTGGGCTCAAGCCAATCCAGCACTCGGATATACGATAAGCGAGGAAGCCCTTGAAGAAGCAGTTGCGACAAGCCCTATTGAAAACACTAGAACAGAGCTGCTCTGTCAATGGATTGACTCTCTCGCTTCTCCGTGGGCTCATGGAATCCTTGAGGAGACGAGCGACTCAACACTCACGATTCCTGTGGGCGGCTATACAGTATTTGCATTTGATGTCAGTCCGTCTCGCCGTAATGCAAGTCTGGTTGCTGGGCAAATACTCCCAGATGGTCGCATTGGAGTTGGAATCCTACAAACGTGGGAGTCACAGGTAAGCGTTGATGATCTAAAGATTGCGGTGGACATCAAGGCATGGGCTGACCAATATCGCCCGCGTCAAATCTGCTACGACAAGTACACAGCCCAGTCGATTGCAGACAAGCTCTCCAACGCTGGACAAATTGTGCAAGACATCTCTGGTGCTTCCTTCTATCAGGCATGCGGAGACCTTAACGACAGTCTTAACTCAAAGCGGCTTGTCCATGCGGGTCAGGAGAACTGGATTCAGCAGATGAATAACTGCGCAGCCAAGGTAAATGATTCGGCATGGCGCATTGTTAAACGCAAGAGCGCGGGCGATGTCTCTGGAGCGATTGCAACCGCCATGGTTGTTCACATGCTTTACAAACCACAACAGGTAGCGGCTATATACACAGAATAATCTACATATAGTGTATAATTGCCTTCTATGGGTCTCTTTTCGCGTAAGCCACAGATATTAGAAGCGCAGCTTGCGCCACAAGTCATGGGCGAGAATCTGCCCTCACTCTATAACGCGATTCAGCTCCGAGTCTCTCGCAAAGATGCGATGAGCGTGGCTTCTGTAGCCAGAGCCCGCAACCTTATCGCTGGAATTATCGCAGGTATCCCACTTGAGTATTACAACAAGCGCACAGGCGAAAAGATTGCTGCGCCTCGCTGGGTTAATCAGCTAGCAAAGAATCAACCATCATTTATCACTATCTGCTGGATTGTAGATTCGCTCTTGTTTTACGGAGTCTCTTATCTTCGTGTCACAGAGCGTTATCAGGAAGATGGTCGCCCTGCTGCCTTTGAGTGGATTGCAAACGCTCGCGTTACATTTACAACTGATCTAGAAGGCATCATGGTCACCCAGTATTACGTCGATGCTGCTCCTATTGCGATGAATGACATCGTTACTATTCAGGGTTTTGATGAGGGCGTATTAGAACGCGCTGGTCGCACAATTCAGTCAGCGATTGACATTAACAAAGCTGCTGCAATTGCATCAGCCACTCCAATGTCTAGCGGCATCTTAAAGAATACAGGCGCAGATTTACCACCTGCCGAGGTCTCTGGACTTCTCGCAGCTTGGAAGCGTAGCCGTAACAATAACTCGACTGCTTACCTCACCAGCACACTTGAGTTCCAATCTACACAGTTCTCGCCAAAAGACATGATGTACAACGAGGCAATTCAGAACCTATCTACTGAAATTGCGCGCGCTATGAACGTGCCAGCGTATTACTTGTCAGCAGATCAGAACACAACTATGACTTATGCGAATGTGACAGAAGAACGCAAGCAATTCTTCGCGCTTAGCATTGAGCCTTACATTCAGGCTATTCAGAGTCGTCTATCTATGGACGATATCTCTACAGCAGGGCACGAAGTCCGCTTTGCAGTCTTTGACACTTTCCTCAAGCAAGACCCAATTAAGGAACTTGAAGTAATTGAGAAGATGATAACTCTAGGGCTGATTACAACTGAACAGGCTATGGAAATGACAGATCTAACACCTAACGGAAGTGAGGGGCTCTAATGGAGACTCTATACATCGAAGCATCTTCAATTGAATGCAGCGAAGAACGCCGCGAGATTAGCGGTAAAATCGTTCCAATGGGAACTGGCGAAATCGGCAACACCAATCTTGGTGGCGTAGTATTCGAGGCTGGTTCTATTGAGATTGACGATCCATCAAAGATTAAGTTGCTATCTCAGCACGACATGAAGAAGCCAGTAGGACGTATGGTTACAGCCACAGTACGACCAGACGGCATCTATGCAACCTTCAAGTTGTCACGTTCAACAGGTGGCAACGATGCACTTGTCATGGCTAGTGAAGGTCTTGTCTCTGGCTTGTCAATCGGCGCAGAGATTATTAAGTCAGCACCATCACGCGAAGGTCACACAGTTGTGACAGCCGCCAAACTCAAAGAAGTTTCTCTAGTAACAGAGCCAGCCTTCAAGTCTGCTCAGGTGCTTGAGATCGCAGCAGAGGAAGTTATCCCTGCTGAAACCCAACCAGAAAGCGAGCCACAAGTGGAAGAAACCACTCAGGTAGAAGCTCCAGCAGTTGAAGCAGCAGCCGAAGAAGCAGCTCGCCCAACAGTTGCAGCATCTCACTACACCCGCGAGCGCGTTGCACCTATCTCAGGAGCGCAATACCTCGAAGCATCTATCAAGTCAGCCCTCGGTGATGACGAAGCCCGCCGCGTAGTACGCGCAGCAGACGATTCAACATCAACCAACACAGGACTTACACTCCCACAGCACCTCAACACATTCATCACAGACACCTTCACAGGTCGTCCAGCGTTCGAGGCAGCGACACGTCAGGCACTCATTGACTCTGGAATGTCATTCACAGTTCCACGTCTCTACACAAACGCAGCAGTAGCTGACGTTGCACCAACAGTTGCAGGCACAAACGAAGGTGCAGCACCATCAGAGACTGGCATGACATCTGCTTATGACACAGTTTCAATTAACAAGTTCTCTGGACTACAGCGCGTATCTTTCGAGCTTGTAGATCGTTCATCACCTGCGTTCATGGAACTCATGATGGCAGAACTTCGCAAGGCATATGAGAAGGCAACAGATACAGCACTTCTCAACGCTTTCATTGCTGACGGCACCACAGCCGCTACAACAGCAGCAACAGCAGCAGGACTCCAGTCATTTATCTCTGTAGAAGGCGCAGCCGCATACAAGGGTACAGGCGGAGACTTCGCTAACAAGCTCGTTGCATCAACAGACCAGTGGGCAGCAATCGCAGGATACGCTGACACAACAGGTCGCGCACTTTACTCTGCACAAGGCGCAACACAGAACGCATCAGGCAACGCAGTTGCTACAAGCGTTGTAGGTGGCGTACTTGGTACAGACCTCATCGTAGATCACAACATCGCAGCATCAGGTATCGTGGATAACTCTGCGTTCCTCGTTGCTCCATCATCAGTCTATGTCTGGGAATCACCAACCACACAGCTTCGTGTGAACGTTCTAACATCTGGCGAGATTGAAATCAACCTCTACGGATACCTCGCAATTTACTTGGCTAAGTCAGGTAAGGGCGTACGTAAGTTCAACCTTACATAATAGCAACACCCTAAGTCGCTAGGGGGGCTGCCAGAGCCCTTGCAGCTCCCCTAGTCTTTAGAAAGGATAACAATGAGCATTACCACAGTCGCGGAGCTTCGTACCGCCCTCGGTATTGGAACTCTCTATACTGATGCCGTATTGCAGTCAGTCTGCGATGCTGCTGATAATGTCATGTTGCCTTTTCTATGGACTAACACGACCCCAGTTGTGGCTCACTCAAATCAAGGCACAGTCGGAACTCTTTACTTTAACGATTATGTGCAAGAGACTTTTTATGTAGGTCAGACAGTCAATATCACAGGTTGCGGATCACATTTTAATGGCAACAAAGCAATCACAGGTGTAGGTGAGTACAGCATTACAGTTACTACCACACACATCACAGATGCAACCCGCCATCCCGTTAATCCTTACGGACAGGTAGCAGCAGACACCTACACCGATTACACAGCCATACCAGCCATCCAAGAGGCTAGCCTTATGATTAGCGTGGCTATCTGGCAAGCACGTCAAGCACCAACAGGTCAGGGCGTATCTATTGACGGCTACGCACCAAGCCCATACACCATGTCAAATCAGCTCATGGCTCGCGTTCGTGGCTTACTTGCGCCATACCTAAGCCCTAACTCTATGGTCGGCTAATGCCAGCGATAACTACTCTTCGCAGCACAATAGCGGCTGCCTTAACTGACAACAGCAAATGGAGCGTGTTCTCGTTCCCACCTGCTACGCCTATCGCTAACAGCGTTATTGTCAGCCCTGCTGATCCTTACCTAGTGCCTAGCAATAATGACTACACAGCTATCGCACCACTAGCAAACTTCACTATTACTATCCTTGTGCCATTACTGGACAATCAAGGAAACCTTGCAGGAATTGAGGACGATGTGGTACGCCTCTTCCAGCTTCTCGAAGCATCGAGCATTGTGTTCAACGTAGGCAGCGTGTCCAGCCCTAAAGTGCTGAACCTGCCAACTGGAGACTTACTGGCTTGCGATGTCGCAATCAGTACCCTAACGGAATGGAGCTAGTCATGAGCGACTGGGAAAAGGAGCGAGACGCTTTTCTTGCGAAAATCGGACAAACTCCAGAAGTAAAAGCAGCACCAAAACCAACTACCAAGAAAGATGAGGAATAACTGAAATGGCAGTATTTCTAAACAATGGCGTAGTTCTAACAGTCAATTCAGTTGACCTATCTGATCACGTCACAGCAGTAACAATCAACCGCACTTTCGATGAGCTCGAAGTAACAGCGATGGGCGATTCAGGACACAAGTTCGTTAAGGGTCTTGAGGCTGCATCACTTACTATCGACTTCCTCAACGACACAGCAACAGGCGAAGTCTTGCAGACACTTCAGGCTGCATACGGCACAAACGTAACAGTCACAGCCAAGCAGACAAACGCAGTAGTTTCAGCGACAAACCCACTTTACACAATGACCTGCCTAGTCAATAACCTAACCGATATTAACGGCGCAGTTGGAGACCTTGGCACACAATCTGTAACTTGGAACGTCTCTGGTACAGTAGCAGTCACAACAGCGTAAGAAGGAGATAAGGGCTATGGCAAAACTCAAAGTAACAAGGGCTGACGGA